TGTCTGGTAGAAGCATATGGATACTTGAAAGGTCCCGCAGATATGTTACAATACTACGAAGGATCTTTTAAAAGAGCTTTACAATCGTACGCGATCGAACAACAAGGTCGAAGACGCCGGGATGAATGGGAAGATGGAACCATTCGTACTCCTTTAAAATCTGAATCACCATCAAAATACTAAGGAGATAATTAATGGCAAATATAGTACCTGACTCTTTTAAAACAAACCTGTTAAAGAGTACGTTTAATTTTGATTCATCTGGTGGATCAACTTTTAAACTTGCACTTTACACATCACAAGCAGCTTTTAGTACTTCTACTACAGCGTATGCTACTACTAATGAAGTTTCTTCATCTGGTACAAACTACACTGCAGGCGGAAATACTTTAACTAATAATGGTGTGGCAATATCAAGTAATATTGCATTCGTTGATTTTGCAGATTCTACTTTTAGTTCTGTAACTTTATCAGCAACAGGAGCACTGATTTATAAAGGTTCAAGTAATGAAGCTGTATTAGTTCTAGATTTCGGTGGAACAAAAACTGCAACTAACGGTGATTTCGTTGTTCAGTTTCCAACTGCTGATTCTTCTAATGCAATCATTAGACTTGGCGACGCGTAATAAAATTTTGGAGTAGAAATGGCTTTAGTAATTAACGATAGAGTTAAAGAAACTAGTACAACTACTGGAACAGGAACTTTGAATCTAGCTGGTGCAGAAACCGGCTATGAAAGTTTCGTTGCAGGAATTGGAACTACAAATACAACTTACTATGCAATTGAATTAAATTCAGCTGGTGAGTATGAGGTTGGTATTGGTACAGTAACTGATGCTTCACCTGATACTTTATCAAGAGACACAGTTATCTCATCATCAAATAGTGATAGCAAAGTAGATTTTGCAGCAGGAACTAAAAATGTATTTTGTACATTACCTGCAAAGAGAACTGTATCACCTGTGATGACAGCAACAGGATTTGTTGTAACTCATGCTTCTACTTTAGATGAAGATCAAACTTTAGATTCAGGCGTATTAGCAGGGCCAGTAACTGTTACTGGAACACAAATTATAACAGGGACATTGGTAATCATTTAATGAGTAAAATAGAAGTAAATGAAATAGATGCACAATCAGGCAGTACCATTACTGTAGGTTCAGCTTGTAAATCCGTAGCTGTCCCAGGCAATGTTGTAAAAACAAACGCTGTGCAAGCATCTGATGCTGGAAATATTATAAGCCAAAGTGGTACAACAATTACATTGGGTGCTTCTGGCGATACAATAAGTTTAGCTAGTGGTGCATCACAATCAGGATTTGGTAGAGAAGGTTCTGTTGATTGGCAAACAGGAAGTATTAAAACAAGCACATTCACAGCAGTTAGTGGAGAAGGTTATTTTGTAAACACGACTAGTGGTGGAGTTGAAGTTGATTTACCAGCAGGTTCTGCTGGAGCTATTGTAGCTATAAATGATTATGCACAAACAGCAGCAACTAATAATATTACTGTTGATGCTAATGGTTCAGAAAAGATTGAAGGCTTAACAGCTAGTCATATTATAGAAGCAAATGGAGTTACGGTTACATTAGTTTATGTAGACAGTACACGAGGATGGAAAATAGTTGATACAGGAGACAATTCAAGTTTACTACCACCAGCATTATTTACAGTTGCAACAGGAGGAACTATAACAACATCTGGAGATTACAAAATTCATACATTCACTGGCCCAGGAACTTTTTGTGTTTCACAAACTGGAAACGCCCCAATTAGTCCAGGTGGAGGACCGAACACAGCTTCTTATTTTGTAGTAGCAGGTGGTGGTGGAGCAGGAATTGGTGGTGCTGGTGACGCTGCTGGTGGTGGCGGTGGTGGTGGTGTGAGAGAAGGAAGAGATATAACACCTTCTTACACAGCTTCTCCATTAGTGGCTCCTGCAGGTTTAACACTTACAGCATCTCCTTTTACAATTACAGTAGGAGCTGGTGGTAATGGTTCAACAGGAACATATTGTGGTGGTAATACGGGAAGCCCATCAACTTTTTCAACTATAACTTCTTCAGGTGGTGGTGGATCAGGAAAAACTAACGCTACTCCTAATTTAGGATTACCTGGTGGTTCAGGTGGTGGTGGAGCTGGCGGTGGAGGTCCATCTACTTCCGGTGAAGGTGGAGAAGGAGGTTCAGGAAATACACCCCCTGTAAGTCCACCTCAAGGAAACCCAGGAGGAAACGCTGCACAATTTTCAACACCAGTAAACTTTTATGGTGGAGGTGGTGGTGGAGCTGCTGCAGCTGGAGGAAACGCAACTAACTCTGCTAGCGGGGCTGGTGGTAATGGAGTAACTACACAAATTTCAGGAAGTCCATCAAATGCTGGAGGAGGTGGAGGTGTAGGTTCAGTTCCAGGAAGATCTCCCGATGGTGGTGATAGTGGTGGAGGATCTGGTGGTGGAGGAAATGGCGGTAGTAACCCTGGTCAAGATGGTTCAACAAATACTGGTGGTGGTGGCGGTGGTTCTGCAGCTGGAGGAACAAGAGGTGGAAATGGTGGATCAGGTATAATAAGAATAAGGTATAAATTTCAATAATTATGACAAGTAAAATAAAAGTAAACACAGTAACAGTAGAATCAGGATGCACAATGACTCTTGGAGAGTCAGGTAAAACTGTTGCTTTAGCAACAGGTGCAAGTCAAACAGGATTTGGTAGAACAGGAACTGTCAATTGGCAGACAACTAAAAAAACAACTGCTTTTACAGCAGCGAATGGTGAAGGTTATTTTGTAGACACTGACGCTTCAGGAGCAGTGACAATGACATTACCATCATCGCCAAGTGCAGGAAATATTGTTGCCGTAAAAGATTACAACGGTAATTTTGCAACAGCTAATTTAACAATAGGTAGAAATGGATCTCCAATAAATGGAGGCTCCGCTACAGATGTTGTTATTGATACAAATGGTGCTTCTATTGTTTTAGTTTATGTAGATGCAACTCAAGGATGGGTAGCAACACAAGATGATAGTTCAACTTTTTCAGGAATATCTTTTATAGAAGCAACAGGTGGAACAATAACAACATCTGGAAATTGTAAAATTCATACATTCACAGGACCTGGAACATTTGCTGTAAGTCAAATATCATCTACAGCAGCAGAAAATGTTGTTTCTTATATGGTCGTTGCAGGTGGTGCATCAGGTGGAGTTGCAGAAGGCGGTGGCGGTGGTGGAGCTGGAGGTTTTAGAGAATTAAAATCACCTATTACACCCTATACAGCAAGTCCATTAGATGGTTATCCATCTGCTCCAAATAGAATTACAGTTACAGCAGCAAGTTTTCCAATTACAGTAGGAGCAGGTGGTGCTCAAAATCCAGGTTCAGGTCCAGCTGGTAATCCAGGAGCAAATTCTGTTTTTTCAACAATAACATCAGCAGGTGGTGGACCAGGAGCAAGATTTAGAGAAGCTAATGACCCACAAGCAGCAGGTGGTTCAGGTGGTGGTGGAACAGGAAGAAGAACACCAGGTTGTGGACCTAATCCCGGAGGCGCCGGTAATACACCTCCAGTAAGTCCTCCTCAAGGTAATCCCGGTGGAGCAGCTAACACTCCCTCACCAACTTCAGCTAATGATGCTGGTGGTGGTGGAGGTGGCGCAACCGCTGCAGGAACTGATTCAGGTTACAATACAGGACAACCAGGTGGTGCAGGTGCAACAACAAATATTACAGCATCGCCAGTAGCTTACGCTGGTGGAGGTGGTGGTGGAAGTCAAGGAAGTACAGCTGGATGTGGTGGAGCCGGTGGTGGAGGTAAAGGTGCTCCAGGAGGAACAGCAGCAGTCGCAGGAACAGCAAACACAGGTGGTGGCGGAGGTGGCGCAGGACAAGGCAATTTAGGGGCAGCTGGTGGATCTGGTATAGTAGTAATAAGGTATAAATTTCAATAGGTAAATTATGAGTGAAGTAAAAGTAAATAAAATTAGTCCAAGAACAGCGTGTGGTACAACTACATTAGGGGATAGTGGAGATACATTCACAATTCCTGCTGGTGTATCAATTACAAACTCTGGTACTGCATCAGGTTTTGGTGCAACAGGTGCTGTGTCTTGGAATACAACAGTTAAAACATCAGGTTTTACCGCAACAACTGGTGAAGGATATTTTGTAAATACAACAGGTGGTGCAGTGTCAGTTAACTTACCAGCAGGAACAGCAGGTGCAGTTGTGGGATTTAAAGATTATGCAGGAACTTTTGATACAAACGCAGTAACATTAGTTAGAAATGGTTCTGATAAAATTGGTGGTTCAACTGATAATGCAACTTTATCAACAGAAGGTATAGCAGTTACATTAGTATTTATAGATTCAACACAAGGTTGGTTAGTAACCGATTCAGGTTTACAATCAGAAGCACCTGGACCAGAATATATTGTAGCAACAGGTGGTACAGAAACAACTTGTGGTGATTATAAAATTCATACTTTTACTGGACCTGGAACTCTTTCAGTTACTAGTACAGGTAATGTAGCAGGTAATAATCAAGTAGAATATTTAGTAGTAGCTGGTGGTGGAAGTGGAGGTAATAATGCTGGTGGAGCAGGAGCCGGAGGTTTTAGATTTGCCTCTCCAAGTATATCTCCATTAACTTATCCAGCAAAACCTTTGGCAGGATCAACTATAACACTTACAGGAAATGTTCCAGTAGCAGTTGGAGCAGGTGGAGCAGGAGCGCCTTATTGTGGAACTCCTACTGGTGGTGTAAATTCAACTTTTTCAACAATATCATCGGCAGGTGGAGGTAGAGGTGGCTCAAACCCAGGATCAAATGCTCCAGGTGTTGGAACAGGAGGTTCTGGTGGTGGAGGATCTTATTTTACTCCCAATCCCTGTGCAACTGGAGGAGTAGGAAATACTCCCCCTGTTAGTCCACCTCAAGGTAATCCTGGTGGAACAACATCTGCTGGACCATATCCGACCGGAGCACCGGCTCAAGCCAGTGGAGGAGGTGGAGCTTTAGCAGCTGGAACAAATTCTACTTCTTCAATTGCAACAGGTGGACCTGGAGGAGTTGGAGGAGGACTACCAACAGCTTTTGGTTCTAATGGTATTCCTAGTGGTTCATTTAGATATTATGCTGGTGGTGGAGGTGGAGCATCACAAAATAGTAGTCCAGGAGATAGAGGAATAGGAGGACTTGGTGGTGGAGGAACTTCTGCAATTCAAGAAGGAACAGCTGAAGCAGGAACAGCTAATACTGGTGGAGGAGGTGGAGGTGCTGCAGGAGGTAATGGTACTTCTGGTTCTGGCGGTTCAGGTATAGTAGTAATAAGATACAAATTTCAAAATTAATATGTATTTACTAGTAATTAAAATTAATATATAAGGAGAAACATTATGGCACATTTTGCAAAACTAGGATCAAACGGAAAAGTTATTCAAGTATTAACTTTGAATAATTCTGATATGTTAAACGCTGATGGCGTTGAAGATGAAACAGTAGGACAACAATATTTAGAAACACATAATAATTGGCCTGCACAAATGTGGATTCAAACATCTTACAATACATCTGGTGGTCAACATAATAATGGTGGAACACCTTTTAGAGGTAACTACGCAGGTATAGGTTATACTTGGGACGAAGATGATCAAATCTTTTGGCCTAAAAAACCTTTTGCTTCTTGGGTAAAACATAACGAATCAGCTTCTTGGAAATCACCAATCGGTGATGCTCCAGCATTAACAGCTGAACAAGAATCACAAAATACACCAACAACAGACGCTGAAGGAAATGTGACAGCAGAACCTACTCATATCTGGTCTTATGTTTGGAATGAATCAGGACAGTCTTGGGATCTAACAGATTCTAAAGAATAATTGATCTAGATCAATTCTTTTAATATCAATTGACATTATAAATGACGGATGTATATATTACATCCAGGTATGCAAAAGAAAGTATTAACAGAACAAGCTCTATATTATGGTGATGTGGCGATGCCTAAAGATTGGGACATCGACCGAGATAAATTATCAGGCGACATTTTACAATCAGTAATTCAAAAAAAAGATTTTCCATTTTCAAAAACTTGGGATATTTTAAATACTTATATGCGAGATCACGTTGGTGTTGAGTATAGTGTTAATTTAATTAACAAAGAAACGTGGGGAAATATATATAAACCCGGCGAGAATACAATTCCTTTATTAAATATTGATCCAGTGGATCTACGTAACTCTCCAGACTTTACATTATTATATGGTGTAAAAGTTAAGGACTGTATGGTTCGAATACACTTTGAAGATAACAGACGTAAGGGAAGAAGTTGGGATATAGAACTTAAAAATAATATGTTCATTATGTTTCCATCAACTAATATGTATTACCTAACTAACAATCAAAAAGATTCATTAAACTTTGTACAAACAATAACTTATGAATATATCTAATTACTATTGGTATTTTAGTGGTGTGCTTACACCAAAGTTTTGTGATGATGTAATAGCTTATGCAAATTCACAAGAAGAAGTTATGGCTAGAACAGGTGGCTATGGTGATAAAAAATTAAACAAACAAGAAGTTAAAGATTTAAAAAGAAAAAGAAACTCTGATTTAGTTTGGTTAAATGATACTTGGATATATAAAGAATTACACCCATATGTTCACGAAGCAAATAGACAAGCTGGTTGGAATTTTGATTGGGAAAGAAGTGAGTCTTGTCAGTTTACAAAATATAAACACAACCAATATTATGATTGGCACTGTGATAGTTGGGATAAACCTTATGAAAAAGAAGGACCCGACAATGGTAAAATTCGAAAACTATCTATGACTTGTCAATTAACAGATGGTTCAGAATACACAGGTGGTGAGTTAGAATTTGATTTTAGAAACTACGATCCACATATGAGAGATGAAAGTCAACATTTAAGAAAAGCAAAAGAGATTTTACCTAAAGGTTCTATTATTGTTTTTCCTTCATTTGTTTGGCATAGAGTTAAACCCGTGACATCAGGCACAAGATATAGTCTTGTTGTTTGGCATTTAGGAAAGCCATTTAAATAATATGTATATAAATAACTATTTTAACACGACCGTTTGGTCAGAACAAAAACCAGAGTTTGTAAAATCATTAAACAAAGCTTCTAATAAATATATTAAAGCTGCTAAAAATTTTCCAGAACCTAAAGCACATATAAAGAAACACGGTGACTTTGGAAGATCATATCATTCAACACCTTTAACTGCTGATAATGATTTTTTAGATTTTAGAAATTACATTGGTCAAAAGTCTTGGGAGTATTTAGATCATCAAGGTTTTGATATGCAACAGTACACAACTATGTTTAGTGAATTGTGGGTACAAGAGTTTGCTAAAAAAGGTGGTGGTCATCACAGTGCACATATACATTGGAATCAACACGTATCAGGTTTTTACTTTTTAAAGTGTAGTGATAAAACATCTTATCCAGTATTTCACGAACCAAGAACAGGTGCACGTGCTACAAAATTAAAAATGAAACAAGACCAAAAAGGTGTATGGGGTGGATTAGAGCTTATACATTTTAAACCTATACCAGGTACATTAATTATCTTTCCAGGATTTTTAGAACACGAGTTTAGTGTAGATTTTGGTAAAGAGCCTTTTAGATTTATACATTGGAACATACAAGCTGTACCGAAAGAAATGGCTAAAGATGTTTAAAAAGAAAAAATACACAGTTATCCGTCAAGCAATATCAAAAGATCTAGCAGCTTTTGTTGCAAATTATTTTATGATGCAAAAACAAGTTTATGATACTTGTAGAGCACAGAGATACATTTCACCCTTTGAAAATATTATAGGTCATTATGAAAATGATAATGAGCAAATACCAAACACCTACAGTCAATATGCAAATATGGCTATGGAAACTTTGTTACTTAAATGCCAACCTAAAATGGAAGAAGTCACAGATCTTAAATTATACCCTGCTTATACTTACGCCAGAATATATAAAAAAGGAGATATTCTAAAAAGACACAAAGATAGATTTAGTTGTGAGATATCTACAACTATGAATCTCGGTGGTGATGATTGGCCAATATATCTTGAACCTGATTCTACAAAAGGTGGGGTAAAAGATGGTGTCGGTTATGTATCTGATAATACTAAAGGTGTTAAAGTAGATTTAAAACCAGGAGATATGCTAGTCTATTCTGGTTGTGAGCTAGAGCATTGGCGAAATAAGTTTAAAGGTAAGGAATGCGTTCAAGTATTTCTTCATTATAACAACCGTAAAACACCAGGCGCTAAAGATAATATGTTTGACAAGCGTCCACATTTAGGTCTTCCTTCTTGGTTTAAACGATGATATAATCTTTAGATGGAGACAGGGCACCACCACATACCCCCTGTCTCCTTTTAAGGATTTTTATTTATGTTTTTCGGAGGAACTTCATTTGCTTCTGCACCATTCGCTG